ACCCAGTCTAGAGTCTCAAGATATTGAGATGTCATGAAATAATGAAGAATTTGACCATGAGTAAAATTGTAAATATCATTTAGAAAAATCTGATATTTGATATTGAAAATATTATTAGGCACCACACTGCTTGGTCCTAGGGTAGTATATACATGGTTGATGCCTAAAGTGTTTGGAGGCATCTCAATATAATTATCTAGTTCTTCCCAAGCACCCTTAGAAGTCGATTGAAGAGCAGCAGTCTTTATTGCTTCAGTAACTTGAATTCTAACAAGACCAGTATAATTACCTTCGTAGTGAAACTCTTGCCATTGACTAACTGCTTCTGCAATTAGATCATCTAGTTGCTCATCACATACATTGATGTCGATAGCAGGATACCCCAATCTTCTTAGGGCATACGCCTTCAATTCTGCTTTAGATGCTGGTTGAGTTGCGGACATTTTTTTATGAGAATGAAGTGATTGTTAGGGTTGTGACATCATTAGCGCCAACAGTTTCTCCAATTTTGAAGAATCCATCAACAGCAGTCAAAAGCACATTGGTGGCACCCAGTGCTGAAATAGTGCCAGTAGTTCCACTAGTAGCTCCTGTAAGTGTTGCACCTATTTCCATTGTTCTAATATCTGCTAGTGTAAATTCGGCGTTTGTCATTATAGTTGCAATGTCAATAGTTGCATCCTGATCAGATCCAACCTGATTGATCAAAATCGTATCTCCTGGTTGATATCCAGTGCCTGGGTTAGCAATAGTCACGTTAGCAACGCTTCCGTTTATGGCGGTAATATTTACAGTCAATCCAGTACCAGCTGTTGCACCAATAGGCGCAGTTGGAACTCCAGTTGCAGTTACATATCCATTACCTGGGACAAGGTTTGTAAAGTCGAATGCAAGAACACCACCTTCGTTTGGATTTTGGATAGTGATTACATCTCCAATCAAGTAACCTGAACCTGCCTGGTTGATTGCAACACCAGTAATGACTCCTCCAGAAACTGTAGTATTTACTGTAAGACCAGTGCCAGTAGAAGAGGTGGTTGCTACATTAGTGCCAGCAGAAACAAATCCACCACCACCATTATCTATGAGTCCTCCGAGAGCTAGTACAACTCCAGGAGTTGGATCACCAGATAGATTGAGCATAAGTGTTGTAGCTGTACTTAGATTATCCAGCATTGCTTGCAATTGAGCAAATGCGTCATCAAGTTTACTTTGTACTCTTGCTTCTGTATAGTATAGGTTAGTGCCTTCAGTTAGACTTGTTGTTGTTTTATTACCAAATGCAGTGTCAAATCTTGCTTGTGTATAGTATAGATTATTACCTTCAGCTAGATTAGTAGTTGTCTTTTGTGCAAGATTTAGATTCGCACCAGTTTGCAGTGCAACACGAGCATCTGCCCGAGCATTCGTGTAGTATTGATTAGTCCCCTCTGTTAGATTAGTAGTTGTTTTTTGTGAAAGATCTAGGTTTGTGCCAGTTTGCAGTGCAACACGAGCATCAGCACGAGCGTTTGTATAATATAGATTAGTTCCTTCAGCTAGATTAGTAGTTGTCTTTTGTGCAAGATTTAGGTTTGCACCAGTTTGTAGTGCAATACGAGCATCGGCACGAGCATCTGTATAATATAGATTAGTTCCTTCAGCAATATCAGTTGTAACTGCTTGTGTAGCTGCAGTAACAAGACCCTTAGTGCTTACTGTTACCTTTGTATAAGCTCCAGCGGTAAGACCAGTTTGCGTTGCTAGTGTAAACGGAATTGTAATATTTGCAGATCCGTTGAATGATGTTGCTGTACCAGTGCCATCACCAGAAATTGCAATCGTTCTTGCTGTTGCAAGAGTAGTTGCCGTAGAAGAGTTACCTACAACCCCTCCACTTGCTGTAAGCGCCCCAGTAAATGTAGATGTTCCAGTAACTGCTAAAGTACCAGTAATAGAAGTGTTGCCAGTTGTATCTGCGACTGTAAATGCAGTTCCATCAACAGCAATACCACCATTAGCATTGAGTACTCCAGCGAGAGTAGTAACACCAGTGACCCCTAGGGTTGAACTGAGTGTGGTTGCACCAGTAACACCTAGAGTTGAACTGAGTGTGGTTGCACCAGTAACTCCTAGGGTTGAGCTGAGGGTTGTAGCACCAGTAACACCAAGAGTTCCTGCAATCGATGTATTACCAGTTGTATCTGCAACTGTAAATCTAGTTCCATCAACAGCAATACCACCATTAGCATTGAGTACTCCAGTGAGAGTAGTAATGCCAGTAACAGAAAGAGCACCAGAGGATGTGAGAGATGTTGCGGTAATTGCACCAGCAGAAAATTCTCCACTAGAACCACGAATAACTAGGTTGTTTGCAGAGTTCGATGAGGAAGATAGAATATTGATCGTTGGGTTTCCAGCAATGCCGTCACCATTAGTTACAGTAATACCAGAACCTGTAGATGGAGAAGCAACGATTGTACGCTGAGCATATGTATTTGCTGCAGTTCTGGTGACAATACCAGTTCCTGCCATCGCTGCAAGAGCAGTGATATCAGCATCGTTGAATACAGTTGTAATTGTTACATTAGAAGATCCATTGAATGAAACAGATCCATCTACAACACCAGCAACTGTAATTGTGCGAGCAGTCTTGAGAGTATCTGCAGTAAGAGCATTACCTTGAATACCAGCACCTGCACCAGTACCAGTAGCAACTGTAATAATATTAGCACTGAAATTACCAGACGATCTTGATACAACACTATTTCCAGTTGTATCTGAAGATGATGTGTCTAGACCATCGAGAAGGTCTGCATTCAAGTTTGTAACTTTAGTCGTTGAATTTACAGTTAGCGGCGCAGCTGTAGTAGTAGTTGAAATATATCTGGTTGAAGTTGTTGTGCCCGTAATTGTTGCGTTACTATCTACAGTAAAAGTAGTACCACTTGCCCCAGTAACTCTAATACTACCAGCACGAAGTGTTCCGTCAGTTCCAGAATAAATTTCGTTTGTATTTGTAGCACCAGTTAGGAAAATAAATTCATTGGATGAATCATCAAATCCAAAGAATCCTAGACGAGCCTGTGAATCAAAATATCTAAATTCAACACCACGATCCTTATTATCATCAGACGTAGGTGCAGTATCTCCACCCAAAGTAATGATTGGATCATCAACTGTAATTGTTGTTGAGTTTACAGTAGTTGTAGTTCCATTTACGATTAGGTTTCCACCTACTGTTAGATTACCATGTGTTGATACAGCGCCAGTTGAATTAGTGACACCAAAAGCAACTCTAGAATTTGTATTATCCCAGATATAAAAATCACCACCAATATAAGCATTCCTAGTTGCTCTGAATCCGCCAGTCGTAGATAGGGAGACTTCAGGATCAGCAAAACTGGTAACATCATCAGTATTGGAAATGGATACTCTACCAATAAATGCTGCATTACCTGTTTGAGTTGTTGCTCCACTAATTGTGGAGTCTCCAAATACTCTCATATTGCCAGAAACTGCTAAATTTTGACCGATAGCAGCACCACCAGTAACTCTTACTGCACCATCAGCACTATACGCACCTGTTAGTGTCTGTCCAGTTGCATTAGTAATAGATGTAACACCAGTAACACCTAATGTGCTATTGATTTGAGTTGCACTGGTAATAGTTGCAGTACCTGCAATAGTTGTATTACCCGAAGAAGAATCTACAGTAAATTTGTCTACAGCAGATGCATTTTGAATCTTGAATAGTTCTGTCGCAGCAGTGTTAGAACCAACGATTGTTACGTTTTTGTTTAGAGTTACATCGTCAGTAACAGATAGAGTGCTTGAAAGTGTTGTTGCACCAGTAACTGAAACCGAACCTGCGATAGTAGTATTACCTGTTGCAGAGTCAACTAGGAATTTAGTTACAGGAGTTCCAGCTCCATCAGTAATCCTAAAGAACTCGTTTGCTGCAGTCGTACTACCCTGCAGTGTAAGACCCTTATTCAGGGTTGTAAGATCGGTTACAGTCAGTGTGCCACCCAAACTAGTTGCCTGTGACGAGGAGACCGTTACAGGGGCGTTGAAGGTCGATGTAGCGTTTACCGTCAGGGCATCTGCAGCTGCATCACCTATGGTTGTAGATCCATTAGCAACTAAGTTTCCAGTGATAGTTGCATTCCCACCAACTCTAAGTTGTGCTCCGATGCCTACACCACCAGTTACGATAACAGCACCAGTAGTAGTTGATGTTGAATCGGTAGCATTAGTAGTTACAATTTGTCCAATGGTATCAAGTCTTCCTGTGCTTGATGCGACATTGAACTTGAATGGTGTTACACCATCGTTGTCGATAGAAACATTACCTTTGAAAATGGTGTTGCCACTGTAGCTTACAGCACCATCTACATCGAACTGTCCATATACTTTGAATGAACCACCAACAACTAAACTATTTGCAA